GTTATGATATCTTCAGGCTATAGAAGCCCAGCGTTGTGCGAAGCTATCGGTTCTTCGGCTAAGTCACAACATGCCCAGGGTGAGGCAGCAGACTTTGAGATTCATGGTATTGACAACAAGGAACTTGCAGCTTGGATAGCGGCTAAGTGTGACTTCGATCAATTGATTTTAGAGTTTTATATTGATGGTGATCCCAATTCAGGTTGGGTCCATTGCTCTAGTAAGATGGAAAGTTCGCGAAAACAAATGTTGAAAGCAGAACGAATAGCAGGCAAAGTAAGTTATTCCCCGATTCTTTTTTAGATCCAGTCTTTAAGATCTTCGCCCATAATTTCATTTGCTATATTTACCTTTTTCTTTAGTGCTGTTACGATACGTTCATCTATAGTCTTTTCTGCAATCAAATCCACGTAAGTAACACTGCCAGTCTGGCCGATACGATGCGCTCTATCTTCTGATTGTAGTCTTTTTTCTAAATCATAGCTGTTAGAGTAGTAGATCATAGTGTTGGCTGCTGTTAGGGTGATTCCATACCCTCCAGTCTGTGTGTTTCCAACAAAATAGCGTGTAGGGCCCTTAACGTCCTGAAATAGAGCAATTGCCTCCTGCCGGAGGGTAGTATCCACCCCACCGTGATATTCTACTGTAGAGGCTTCTCCGTAAGCTTTTTTTAGAGCTTCGACTATTTTTCTGATGTCTTCTCTATATGTAGCCCAAATAATTACCTTGCCATCAGTTTCTTCTACAACATTCATAAGTTCGTTTAATCTGTTGCTAGGTACCTGTCTAATTGTGCCATCGTCAGCTTTAAATGTGCCACAAGTGATCTGATGTAGTCGCATCATTTGTGTTAATGCATTTGCCGAGCTCATTACCTTGCCTTCAATCATGGCAATCGCTGCTGACTTCATAGTAGCATAAAGTTTTTTCTGTTCATCAGTTAGTTCTACGTTTCTAGTAACAAATACTTTATCAGGTAAATCTAAACAATCTTCTTTAAGTACTCGATAAGAAAAACTTTCTAACTTCTTAGCCAATTCATCTAACCTGCGGTAGCTGCCAACAATCTGTACGCGACGCCCACCAAAATTTCTATCTAACATATGTGCATACCGGCTACGATAAGCATAGTAAGAGTCATAGCCTAAATGATAAGGGTCCAGGAATTTACATTGACTGAACAAGTCAAGAGGTGATTTAGTTACAGGAGAGCCAGTTAAAATTCTACGATACGATGCTAGATTCCCTATTTTTAATATACTTTTTGTACGTTTAGCTGTCGGATTCTTGATTGTCGTTGATTCGTCGATTCCTAAAAGGGCCTTCCCTAGGAATATGTTAAGGAAACTATGCGCAAAGTCCAGTCCTTTTTTTGTAGAGAATGCTTCTACATTCATGATCAGTACCTTAAGGTCAGTTCCACCATCAAATAATGTGTCAAGTTCTAGTTTTTTTTTCTTACTATTAGTTGGTTCCCACAATACTTTAGTGTGTTCTACATGCTCCGGTAGATGCACTGGCATTTCTATATCAAACCAGTTTTTGTATACACCCTTAGGCGCCACGATTAATGCAGCTTTTATTGCACCTCTATCATACAGCATAGCGATGTTATCAACGAGGACCTTGGACTTACCGGTACCCATCTCCATAAATAAAGCATACGTTTTTTGAGCCCAGGACTTCTCTAAGGCTTTAAGTTGATGGTCGTATGGCTTAGTCTTAAACTTGTAATGTTTTATCATAATTTATTTTATATTCTTTCTTGACATACATATAAGGATACTTATATTAAAAGTCAACTATAAAAATAGGAGAAAGAATATGGCAGAACAAAGCGCTCAAGAAATAATTGATTCACTGGTAGGACAACTACAAAAAAGTAATAGTGAAAAGATTGGTATGCAGGTAAAAATCGATGGCTTGACAAAACAAGTAAATGATTTACAACCTAAAGCAGAAGACGAGAAAGCTGATAATAAAATAAATGAAGAATAAAATATTCGAACTTTATAAACCAAAAAGTTTACAAGATTTTTTAGCGTTCCAAAAAGAGAACCCTAAAGAAACTTTTGTTTACGTACTACAGCACCCGCCTCAGAATATAAATATTCTGGGCGCGTCTGAGTTTGGTTATTTGGTAATTTGTTTACCACCTTTGTCACAAATAATATTTAGTTCTGGACCATTTATATTTAAAATGCAAAAGAACTTACGTGACTTTACATCGAATGATTTTATTTTATGTACAGGTGACCCAGCTATTATCGGTTTATCAACAGCAATTGTCAGTGATCAAACTCAAGGACAGTTTAATCTTTTGAAGTGGGACAAAAGAGAGAGAACATATTACCCACTAAACATAGACTTATATCAGAAAGCAGAATAATTAATGGAGAATATTACATTAGAAGATCTAGAAAGTGATCAACAACAGTTGATTGAGAAGACAGACATACAAACATTGGCTTCATTTTGCCAAGAACTACAAGCACATCACGAAGAGATTGATAGGCTTGAAACAACAATCAAAGAATACAAAGAAAAAGCAGACAAGATTTCTTCAGAGATAATACCTAACTTGCTCGCAGAGCAGGGTTTGGCATCTTTGAAACTCGCTGACGGTAGTGGTGTAGAGGTTAAGAAAACCTATAGCTGTACCGTAAAAAAAGACTCAGTCGAATCAGCGTATAACTGGCTTCGTGAAAACGAATTGGGTGACCTTATTAAAAATGAGGTTGCTGTACAATTCGGGAAGGGCGAAGATAACAAGGCCGAGCAGTTGCTTGACCTTGCAGTGCAAGAGGGTTTTGAACCCTCGCAGAAGCAGAAGGTAGAACCTATGACTTTGAAAGCACTCTACCGGGAGCGTATTGAGGCCGGCCTCGATATGCCCTCGGAATTCTTTCACACTTTTGTGAAGGATCAAACAAAAATAAGCCGGAAATCATGAAACAAGGAGAAAAACACATGAACCAAGTAGCAGAAAAAAAGAAGACAGACGTAGCTCTAGCGAGCATGTTTGAAGCAGATGCCAACGTAGGTATGAATATGGGTGCTGAAGATTTAGCATTACCATTCTTACGTATACTGGCACAACTATCCCCGGAAGTTAACAAACGGGATGCCAAATATGTAGAAGGCGCAGAAGCAGGTATGATATTTAATACCGTGACTAAGCAGGCATATGATGGTGAGAAGGGGCTTAATGTAATACCATGTTATTATAAACGTGAGTACATTGAGTGGAGTGATAGAGGTGAAGGCTCTAGTGCTCCAGTTGCTATCCACAGNGTAGATAGTGGCATAATAAAAGACACACGAAGAGGTGCTGACTACAAAGATAGACTGGATAACGGTAACTATCTTGAGAACACTGCATCTTATTATGTGGTCACAGAAGACATGCAAACGGCATTGATCTCTATGAAATCTACNCAACTAAAAGTTAGTAGATCATGGAACTCAATGATGAACAGTATCAAACTGCAAGGTAAGAATGGTCTGTTTACACCGGCTGCATATAGTCACGTGTATAACCTTAAAACGGTACAACAATCTAATGACAAGGGAACTTGGTATGGTTGGGCTATCAATAAGGTTGGTCCTGTACAGGATAAAGCTCTGTACGAGGCTGCTAAGAATTTCGCTGAATCATGTGCCGAAGGCGCTGTGAAAGTGAAACATGGTGAAGGTGAGACTAAGTCGAAAGACGAAGTACCCTTTTAAACCATAAAACGACTGGTACCGAGCTAGTCCCCCCGGCTCGGTACCTAACAGGGAGGATAACATATGGCGGACAACAGAACAAGCTACCACCGGCAATACTATCGTAAGCAAGTAATTACCAGTCAACGTAATACCATAAAGAATTTACGTGATGATAAAAAAAAGTTTATGGACAGTCCTGAGGGAATAGCCTACAAGAAAAGACTAATGAAAGAGTCTGGTTATCAGGCTGAATACAGAGAAAGAAATAAAGAAAAAATAAGACAGTATCAGAAAGAATATCATATAGAGTATGCAAAATTTTAGAAAGATTTTTGAAGGCAACAACAGTGCTTATGGTCAGTTAATTTTAACTGGTGAAACAACTGAAAAAGGTAAAGCGGTAGGTAAAGCTTTTATTAAACGTGAAGTTATACCTGATAAGTTGTGGCAAGAACATTTAGATGGTAAAGATCCAGCATTGGGTGTCATACCTATCAACGAGAATAATGATTGTCGTTGGGGTTGCATTGATGTGGATGTTTATGATTTAGATCATAAAAAACTAGCGGCCTCTATCAAGTCCCATAAGTTCCCACTGATAATGTTTAGGTCAAAATCAGGTGGTGCACACTTATTTTTATTTACTACTGAGTTTATTCCGGCGTTTATGATGCAAGGTAAACTAAAAGTAATGGCTGAAGCATTNGGTTATGAAGGCTCTGAGATATTTCCAAANCAAACTGAGATACTAGCTGAACGTGGTGATATAGGTAATTTTTTAAACCTACCTTACCACGGCGGCATGCGCGGTTTACGTTATGCTATGGACGAGTCCGGTAATGCCTTATCTTTAGAAGATTTTTACACTTATTATGAACAAAAAGCACAAACATCTGATCAAGTACAAAAAATAATTGTAACCAAAGAAGTAGTTAAGAAGAACGAAGCGTTTAAAGATGGACCACCATGTTTAAATAAACTAGCTGACGAAGGTTTTGGTGAAGGCTCACGCAACAATGCACTATTTAATGTAGCAGTGTTTCATAAGCAAGCTAATCCCGATACTTGGGAAGACAAAGTTATGGAAGACAATACTAAGTGGATGAATCCACCCTTAGGTTTTCAAGAAGTCAAGGCACTCTTAGCATCAATCGGAAAACGTGGCTACGATAAATATAGATGTAAAGACCAACCAATTTGTGGTGTATGTAATGCTGCAAAATGTAGAACTAAAAAGTTTGGGGTAGGTTTTGAAGAAGAGCAGATGCCGGAACTAGATACATTGATGAAGATGAACTCTGCGCCACCACAGTGGTTTTTAAATGTAGCAGGTAAAAGAATAGAATTAAAAACTGAGCAACTACACAACCCTAATTTATTTGCGATAGCAGTATTAGATCAAGCTAATGTAGTGTCACCAATACCAAAGGCTAAAGATTGGCGAGAAGTATATCTAAAACCATTAATGAATAATCTACAAGAAACAGAACCATTAGAATCATTAAACCCTAGATTTCAAATTGAGAATCTATTGTATGATTATACGGTACACAGAGCGAAGGCTAGAACTAAAGATGACATACTTAATAAGACTGCCTGGACTGACGAAGGTTTTTCTTATTTTAGAATGGAAGACTTTTATGCATTTGCTAAACGTAACAACTGGGAACTAGACAAAACTAAAACTTACAATTTAATTACACAGCTAAAAGATATTTTTGTTGGTGAGATAAGAATGGATTTAAAAAACCAAACTCCACGTGTAGTTAAAATAAAATCTATGAAAGATCATGGCGCTGAGATTAGTCAAGTAGCATACCAGGAGTCACCGTTTTAATGAAAACAATTATCTTAGGTCCACCAGGTACCGGTAAAACTACGACACTATTAGATTTAGTCGATCAGTTTATGAAGGTGGGTGTTGATTCTAAACGCATTGGTTATTTTTCTTTTACACGTAAAGCCGCACATGAAGCAGCAAGTCGTGCTGCAGAAAAATTTAATTTAGATGCAAAAGAAGATTTAATTTATTTTAGAACCTTACACTCATTAGCATTTAGATTGCTTGGTATAAAAAAAGAACGCGTTATGAAAACGGAAGACTATAGAGAGTTTGGATTAAAAGTTGGTATACCAATTAAGATGTCATTTCATTCTGAGAACGATGGGGTGTTTAATTCTGACAATGAATATTTAAGATTGATTAACAAAGCACGAGTTATGCAACGAGACTTAATGGATGTCTATGATGACAATAGACACACAGTGGATGTTGAACGAGACACATTGTTCCTATTAAATCAAGAACTTAACCGTTTTAAAAAAGAGAAAGGTATGATAGATTATGATGATATGTTGGAGAACTTTATTACACAAGATGTCAGTCCAAGTTTTGATGTCCTCTTTATCGACGAAGCACAAGATCTATCTCCATTGCAATGGCGAATGGTCAGAAGTATGTGGTCCAAGTCCGACAAAACTTACATTGCTGGAGATGATGATCAAGCAATCTTCAAGTGGGCCGGTGCCGACGTTGATCATTTCATTGCCCTCCGGGAAGATGTTGACGCCGTTAAAGTTTTAGATCAATCGTATCGTATTCCAGGTGGACCAATACATGAACTATCACAAAAGATTATTGCACAAGTAGAAAACAGATATGACAAAGAATATAAACCACGGGATGAGATAGGTAAGCTACATAGATATGCAGACATTGCACAAGTAGATATGAGTGAAGGTCAATGGTTAGTATTAACGCAAGCACATCATTTCTTAGATCAAGTAACAGAGTTGTGTTATCAACAAGGTTGGTATTTTTCTTACAAAGGTAAACCATCGGTGAATAAAAATTTACTAGCAGCGATACATGGTTGGGAACAATTACGTAAAGGTGAATCGTTAGCTACTATACAATTAAAAAATATTTATTATTATCTAGGTGACAACGTTACTAGAGGTTATCGCACTGCAAAAACTTTAAATGCAGATTTAAAATATAATCTGGAAACATGCATATCGGATCATGGTTTACAAACTGACAAGCCGTGGCATGATTCGTTTGCTGGTTTAAATACTCGTATGGAAATGTACATCAGGAATATGCTGGCACAAAAAGAAAATATTTTTAGAGAACCAAGAATTATTTTATCAACTATCCATGGCGCCAAAGGAGGCGAAGCTGACAATGTTTTATTATTTCCTGACATTACTAAATCTGCTCTTGATTACAGTGATCGTGATGCAGATGAACTGCACCGGTTGTTTTATGTAGCAGTCACCCGTGCTAAGAAAGCGCTATACATACTAGAACCAAAAAATTATGAGAGGGCCTATCTATTATGAAGTATAGAATAAACAAACCGAGTATAACAGAAGAACAAAGTAAAGAAATTAGAAAACTATATGAAGCTGGTATGAGTCAACGTGATATTGCAATAAAAATAAATAGAACACTTTTTACAGTAAAATATCATACTATGTCAGAAGAGGAAAAAGAAAATGTTTTAAAAAGCAAAAGAAGAAGCTTAAGCTCTGTAAGACGAGCTAAAAATATAGTTTATTTAAACACCGAAGCTGGTTTTATAATTTCTAAATATCACGACATGAAAAAAAGTTGTAAAAGAAAACAAGCTAGAGAAATTAATGCAGATAAAAAAATTGAATTACTAAGTCAGGAAGAATTTTTAGAGTTGTGGACACAACACAAAGCCAAGCAAGGTATAACTTGTGGTTACACGGGTGAACCACTTCTTATGCAAAGAAAAACCCCACGTAAAGATGGTGTTAAACATAAAACCCCTAAAAATTTATTGTCAGTAGATTGTTTAGACCCTGAGATAGGTTACACTAAAGAAAACATTGTGTTTTGTAGTTGGGGATTTAACGATAGAAAAAATGCAGTAAAAATAAAGGACTGTTATTTAATAATTAAAATGCATGAAGAGAGAAATAAGAATGACTAAAAAATTTGATCCGGTAAACTATCCAG